CGAGAGGACTGCGTCACGACGAGGGCCACCTACTTCTCCACCGAGTCTACCGAGGGTGACAGCAGCACCCATTTTTCCAGCCTTCTTAAGCTTTCGTCGTCGTTTCGAACTTTTTAATCTCGCCATTTCAGATGCCTTTTTGTTTTCGATACTATGTGCTTGACCGCTCAAGCATACGGGGTCACTCTTTATCTGGGAGGGAGATCTCTTCGGGACTGACCTCACTTGAGTCGCCTCCCATAACACTACCGTCGATTATATTCTGCTTGAAATCCAGTAGTCCAGCGTTCTTTAGCTCTGTTAGAGCAGCCGCTAAAGTTTCATCCGTAGCCGGGGCACGACCATCATACAAGACATGTTGATGATCAACTTCGCCTTCCATCCGCATGATGGAGACAGATTCAGGGTCGTCCCGCCACTCGTCCCCAAGCAGTCTCCGTGGCCCATTTTTCAGCCATGCCATGGGGTTGTTAACCTTGATCTGCGCTTCCACCATGACAGATGCATGCCCGATAGATTCGATCACATCCCAATAAAACTCACGATACATACCTTTGGCAGCATCCCTGCCTTTATGCATCCATTGAGCAAATGTATTCGGAGCAATACCCAGAACACCGCATACCGATGTGATCGTGGCACCTAGCCTTAAATACTGGAGCATCTTGTCATATTGCTCACGATTCTCCAGTAGTTGTTTCAACTTACTCGGTCGTCCTCCTTTTCGTTTGGAGGATGGGGCTTGTTCAAAGTCGTTGGTCAGGTTTTCAGTTTGCTCGCTCATGCTCTAAGTTTACCCATAAGTGCCTTTTAGATCAATCAATGCATAAAAAAACCCACCGAACTTGCATTAAGTTGGTGGGTTGATACAGCCTAAAGTAGCGAAAAACTGTACTTAAATTAGACTTCGTCGAGTCTTACAGGCTTAATCTTTCGGAATTTCTTCCGACCTTTTTGCATACCTTTGACAGTTTTGAGGGCTTCTGCCGTGGATTTCTTCCCGGACGTAGCCTTCTTTAATTGATGTCTGACGTTCTTGACGTACTTTGCTCTTCCTCGTAGTGAAGCCATTTGTCTAACCTTTCATTTTTTTAGACTGTTTGTCGATAAAGTTTTTCATAGGATCGCCCTTGTAGGACGCTTTCTTCTTCCGCTTGTAAGCAGCATCACGACTGTGTTTGTGTTGCGCTTTGAGTTTGTTCTTTGGCCTTGGCATAATATTTCTCCCGTAGCTTTTGCTTTTCTACTTCTGGGAGAAAAGACTTTTCCAAGTTCTCCCGTTTTAGTTTTCGATGATGAATGTACGCTGCTAAGTGTGTCATTTCTTTTTAGCTTGTTCTTTTTTCAACTTAGCTTTCATTGCATTTATTTTGGCACTCCTCGGTGATTTCATAGCTGGGGGTGCTGCTGGTTTGCCACCATGCTTTTTCTTACCATACTTCTGCTCGTCCATTGCTTTACGCAACTTGGACTGAAATCGTTGGTGTCCTTGAAGTGATCTTAACTTAGCCATTGTAATTTTCCTTTCGTGCTAAAAGCCAGCACTAGCTAGAGATTGAGTAGCCGAACCCCTTTGCTAGTGCTAGCCCAAGCCCTTTTATTTCTTTTTCTTCTTTCGTTTCTTAGGAGTATGAGTCCCAGCTTTGATTCTTGCTCTGTAATCTCTTTGGTAAGCAGTTGCTTTCTTACGATGAGCTTCTATACCTTTTGCACCACGACTTCGGTCATCACCTTTTTTCTGGTTTGGTCGACCACCATGGCGATGCAGCTTACCGCTAATTTTATACATCTGGTAGATACCACCTGCCTTGAGGTTTTTCTTACCTCCGACTTTGGCACCACCACGTTTGGCAACCGTCTTCCCGTCGATCATTAGGTGACCAGACTTACTGACTTTCACCTTACCGCCGGTACGTTTGATACTTTGAAGTTTACGACCAAACGCATTCTCCGCACGAACCATTGCCCGGTTAGATTCTTTAGTCTGATCCCCTTTGTTGTAACGCTCGTGAGCCTTTACAACTTTCGACCATAGTTTCTCAAGATCTTTCTTGTAAGACTCTAGGGTCCCTTTGCCTTCTTTGTATCTTTTGCGTGAGTAACGCATGTCGACCCACTCATCCTGAAAGGAAAATGGGTCGCCATTGAATTGTGGTTTGAATCGCTTTCGTTCCATCTCAACTTCTCTTTAGTCTGTGCCTCCGCTTAGTCATGAAGGCATCTAAAAATATGTATTCCGGCCCTTTTGGCAAATTGCGAATGAACTTTTCCCTTAGCTCAATCCCTCCGTATATTATAACACCTTGAGGCTGGATACACTCGTTTGCAACATGCATAGCACGGGCAAAACTAGCCCAAGCTTTACGATCCCCCTTCGTTACCCTACACTGCGTTGCCACAAGTGGGCAGTTTTCTGGGAGAGACTCGTACATGAACGGGGCATTTTCTTCGGGATCACCACCCCAAGGTAATGTCGGGATGACTTTGATTCCGAACTCCTGCCAAAACCTAGCACACCACCGACTTCTATACACATTATAGAGTCGAACAGGGAAGGGCCAGCTAGACCAAGTCGAAAAATCTGGAGCAACTACGGAATCCCATTCATCTTCAACAAGTATTTTGACAAACTCTTTCTTTCGCTGCCAAACCTTTTCGAACCTATGGTCTTCGGTGAAGAATCCAAGAGTACCACCGACTCGGTCTTCCGGGAATGGTCGTGCTGAGTAACAATACCAAGCTTCAGGTACGTTTGTCTTGTCTTGACGATCCCAAGTGATAGTGGGTGGCTGTGTTGCAATTCCTTCTGGGTCGAGAGCAGGGATATCTCCGTAGCCTTCGAAGAATACATCTTCGTTCACCTCGTAAGTAACAACGGACTCATCATACTCGACCTCTCTTCGTGCTGGATCTAGAATCTCTTCCTGTTCTCGATCACTAACAATCTTCTGGCGGTTGAGGAATGAAGCTGGTGCGTTACCAATCCCAACATCAAATGCGTAGGAGTCTAGCTGGTGAGTAAATGTTTCGAGAACTCGTGCCTCTTCGTCTGCTAGGTTCTCCAACCTGTCTTCATCCTGCTTCAAGGATTTGGTGAGAGCCTGCAAAGCTTCGGCATCAGTTTCTGCCATGGAACCAAGAGGGTCGAGAGTAGCTAGCAAGTCCTTTTCCTGAGCCTCGCTCCACCAACCAATCAAAACAGGAACGGAATCAATTCCATTTTCAATGGCGACTTGCTTACGCCCATGACCATCAATCAGGTTGCCAGTGTTCTCATTGAACTTTAGGGCATCAGCCCATCCATTGTTTTTGATGGATGCTCCAATAGCTGATCGCTGCTTGGGAGGGTGCTTACGCCAGTTCAAGGGGTTATCATCTAATGATGTGGGGTCAACCCATACTAACTCCCTGATTCCTACTTGGGGGGTCGCAGGGGGGCGTTTTTTGGTCTTTTTAGGCATGCTACTCTCTCACCTCGTAATTTATAGAATAAAAAGATACATACTATAGGTATCAATTTCGTGAATTTAATTCATTTCACCTTCTGGTGTCATCGTGAATGTAAGTTCTTTTTTGCCATCGTCATGGGTACGCATCAGGGCGGTGGTACTGTATTTACCTACCCGAACTAGATCAGCCATTCGTACTATTTGATCTGCTGACAATGTCTCTTCATGGATCTCATCGAGTTCCACCTTCTCATCAACCAGAGCCATGTAAGCTCGATTGAGAAGCTCTGACGACACTGCTGCCATACGTAATCTGACTGCATCATGTTTGTCGATATCGTAGATGTCTTTCGGGGATACGCTGTAGCCACCAACACCAAGGAACTGTCGTGGTCCCTGATCCTGATCCTCCAGCATCACCAAACGCATCTCAATTTGAAAACCGCTACTCATCATCTTCCTCACTTTCTTTTTCTTCTAATTTTTTTCTTAAATTTGATAGGGCTAGATTCAATTCCAGCGAACCTCGACAAACCGTCATGACTCCCAAGAGTTCCTCTAAAGTGAGTCCCTCTTCGAAGCCTACATGACGGACGTAATCGAATATATTGTGAACAGCACGCTGGTATCGTTCATCAGTATCGTCTGACGAGAACCTGCTGCTATGTGATATCATCTTTCAACTCTTCTAATGTTAACCTCGGCTTTATCCCAGTGGTCTCGCATCATGTCAGTGACTTTCCAGACGTTGGTTGGTCTTCCACGCCTCTTATCCTTCCTCTTCTGCGATACTACTATTTTAAGCTGTTGTAGGTCATCTAGCCTACGATGAACAGTAGAAGTTGTTAATTGTAAGTTTTGACACAGTTCTTCAATGGTCAATCCCTTGGGATAGTGTACCAATTCCCGCACAATGTCGCTCTGATAGCCGTGAGCGGTCGAGAATGCGACTTTCTGCATGATCTGGTATATATCCTCATCAATCTCGTCCTTGCCTGCTACGAGCGCACAGGCCCGTCCTAGCTTAAGTATCTGATTGGCTAATCTAGTACCAATTTCTGGGCGGGGGCGGTAGGACACATCGTCACTACGTTCTCGGAGGACAGATGCTCGGAGGCTACCGATGATCTGGCACAATGAGATGATACGGTCCACAACCCATGGTGGTACGGCTGGAAGCTTCTCCAGATCGAAGGTCTCGGAAAGATGCCAGATGAATGCTTGCACACTATCCTTCAGGCCATCCTCAGCCCGTCGATTGGCAATCGCATTAGTCAGCGATGCACGGATCTGAGCTTCTTGGTTATACTCTCTGTCGGAGGGTATCACTTCGACCTTTAAGAATCGCTCACCAAGGGCAGCACGATTGTCACCGTGGACAACGTCAGTGATTCCAGCCACGATGCTGAAGTGGACTTTGGGGTAGTTACGCTTCACTCCATTTCCGTATTCGACAAGTACATTCCCATCGTAGGCATCTCTGAGTATCCCATAGAGGTTCTCCTGAACCACCAGAGGCAATGCTTTCACTGCTGTGAAGTCTTTGATGACCAAAGTACACTCATCCAACTGAGCAAGCAGAGAGGGGTCTGAGCCATCGTCCTGACGCATTCCAGATACCAGTGAGGTTGCAGTCAGCTTGGAGCGGAAGATACACTCCTGAGCGTGCATGAAGCTTTGTAGCATCATGGACTTACCACATCCGGGAGGTCCAACTACGTAGATCCAAAGAGGGTCGCCGGGAATCTTGTTACTGATCACGGTAGCCAAAGTGATCAAGAGTGCCTCTTCCATGTCCTTATCAAAGTGGAGACTTGCTTTGAAATCCTTTAGGACACTTTTGAAAGAGGTTCTCTTGATCTTTGGCTTTGAGGGTTTACCGGAATCATCTTGCAGCAATTCCTGAAGACGCTTCCATGTCGTCTTCTTAAGACCGTGGTCAGATATGAGATCTCGGATATCATACTTTTCTGGGGTGGTGGAGGGCCAGACAATCGAGCGGATTGACTTGGCTTTGTCGGTTAGGGTTTCGATCACTTTGATTTTACCATCCTGACCAGACGCATCGTTATCATAAAGCAGGATCACATCACGTTTATCGAAATGTTTCACCCATTCTTTTTTGAATGTCTCAGCCCCCGGAACAGCTACTACAGATGCCGTAGTAACTCCAGCTTTGTCGAGCAGGCTCTCCAGAGCCAGAGCATCCCACTCGCCCTCACAAACGTAGATGGGGCCACTGTCAGCAAGCTTGTTAACCCCGTAGAGATGTCTCGCACAAGTTGGAGTGCTGCGAGTCTTCCCCTTCTCCAGAGATTCATCGTAGGTCATCAGGTTGACAAGATTTCCCTCAGAGTTGAGGACTGGCATCAGCCATCGTTCCAATGCACCATCGTACCCAAGCCCGTTACGCTTGAGTACATTAACATCGATTCCACGATCCTTAGCGAAAGACTTGAATTGCTTTTCAGACGTAGCGTCTTTGCAGAGCTTCGCCATCTCTGAGAGGAAAGTGTATGCATTGCCTTTCACTCCGCAGACTTTGCAGTGGTACTGTCCCCGTGATTTGGAGACATAGAACTTCTTCTCTTTGTCGCAGAAGGGGCAGTCCCCAACTGCCTGAGATCCACTGTCATTGAGACTCACGCCGTGGTGCGTAAACACTCTGAGCTTTGACTGCTCGTTTCCTTTTACTTTTGCCATTTTGGCTCTCCTAATTAGTTCGATTAGTTGTTGTTCGGTTAGGTTAAAACTATGTCACCTTTGCATTTTCTGCAACGGTATGCGAAAGTCCCTCTTCTAAGACGACCAGCTTGAGTCGATCCCAAGGAGGTCATGCTGCCACATGGACAACTTGCGGCAACTCGTTTATTCCTGCGTGCAATCCCAGTACGATCAATGTTGTGACAACGCTTCGGTGGATAGCCACACTTGATCATGAGTTGCTTCCAGACTCGGTTGTGTCCGTTGGACTTGCCATTCAGGATGTAATCCAGCACATGGCAAATTTCATGAACGATAGTTTCGTCACGTTGCTCTGGAGTGGCTCGTAGCCAGAGAGGACATGAGAACTTCATGTACAGACGATCAAAATCCACTTCGTCTACGGGAGTTAAGTACGGCATGTCTTCAGGATCAACCAAATCAGAAAATTTGCAACCTGCTTTGCCTGCACATCGAGTCATACGTTTGCTGAATGAAACTTCGACGTTGTAGTAATCGTAGTTCAAACCGAATTTAGCAAAGCAATCTTTTGCAATCGTATCGATCCTCTTAATCTCTTGTAACCAATTCATTACTCGTCCTCCTCTTCGGTATACTCTGTGGACTCGCAACATTCAGTTGCTAATTCAGTCCAACGGTAAGTGCTGCTGTAGTACGCTCCACGGATTGAACATAGTCCGTAGCTGTCGTCTGCAAATTCTGTTTCAACAAGTTCTGCGGGGTGTCCGCACTGGTAACAAATCACCATGTCATGTCTCCTTAGGGTTTGATTTAATTAAAAAGGAACGTCAGAATCTTTTGCTGTCTCTTGCTCAAACAAAGACTCATACGCAAGTTGACGAGCATCTTTTTCTTCCTGCGGCAAAGCCATCCATTCTTGATCGTCCCAATACTGTTCCCAATCACCATCATTCCAAGATGCTGTTTTGAATCTTAAAGCTTCCTCTTTAGCTTCCTTGGCGAGAGCTTCGTTTAGCTGTTGATGCTCTTCTGCGACTTTAACCATGAATGCTTTGTAACTTTTTAGATCGTTCATCTGTGTGTCTCCTCTAGGGTTTGTTTTTGTGGCAACCGTTTGCCAACTTCATATACCTTACTACAAACCTTATCGGTATGTAAACCCCCATAGGTTACTATTTTGTGAATTTAATTAGTATTTATTTCTTACCATCGCCCAGATAGGGACGAGTGTTCCAAGCTTCGATTGCTTTGTCTGGGGTTTCTTTTGGTGGCCCATCGCAATCGCACTGCAAGCAGTTGATCCAGCAGAGATCGCTGCTCTCCAGAAGTTGTGGGTAGAAGTGTCCGCAGAATGGACAAGGTTTCACCGGGTTGTTCTTTTCGACAAGATCCCTAAAGGTATCACGATTAATGCGAATCATTTAACTTCTCCTGAGCATCGCTCCAACCAAGTCTGTACATGAATGCACACATCTCAGACCATTTGGCTCTCTGGTTCCATTGTTCAGCAGTCTCACGTTGGACTCCACAACTCTTGCAGCCATATCCTGAGGGGAGGCTGAGTGAAACATTCTGGAGGGAATGAAACTCTTCTGCTTCATGTCCGCAGAATGGGCATGGCCGCAGGATGATTCGTTCCTTTTCTTCTTTTTTATGTTTACGCCCCATTACTCAACTCCCTGTTTGTCTGACCAACGATTGTCAATTCGGTCTACGTCGACTGGCGTAACAATCTCAAACATATCACCAGCGGACTCCATCAGTCTCTTGATGTTGCGGGGGACCGCAGATAGCTTCTTACGACCGACTGACTTGTCGTAATCAATAACAAGCTCATCGTGAATGCACATGATAAGTTTGCCTTTGTCATTCTTCGGGAAATCGTCGTCAGGCTTCAACCAGTTGCTGACAGCTATCATGGCGTGGTTCAGGATATCACCAGCAGAGCCTTGGATCTTATAGTTGGTTCCGATGTAAGGCTTCTCTTCAGGAACCTGAAGCTTGTAACCACTGATGGTTCTCACGCATCCAGTGCGATTGACTTCCTTCGAAGTCTGATCCATGAAGTTACCAATGCCGGGAAAGGCTTCTTTGAAAACCTTGTCGAAGTTTTTAACTCCGGTCATGGCTTCTAGCTTCGCTTTCCCCGCTCCATAAATGAGTCCGTAATTAACTCCTTTAGCCGCCTTCCGACTAATGGAACAGGAGTCAGCAGTAAGGGTGTGGATATCCTGTCCCTCTTCAAATGCTCGTAATAGCTTTTCCTCTTTCGCAAGCACAGCCAGTATCCGAAGCTCCAACTGAGAATAATCAGCGGAAAACCAGACATGCCCGTTGGGAGGGCCAAACACATCTCTAAGACAAAAATCGTCCACAGCAACTCCGAACGCATCTTTGCCACCCGCCCCGATGTTCTGCCCATTGGGATTGCTTGATGACCAGCGTGTCGTTCTGGTCCCTGTTTGATTGAACGATGGATGAAGAACAGTTCTCTTACCCTCCTTCAGTGATAGGTTTTTGTAGCTCGTGAGATACTGTGAGCAGGTTTGATTCTTCCTATGCGTAAGTATATTCGCAATGAAGGGTCGAGCGTGAGATCTCTTTCCAACGTGACCACGATACAACTCCAGCAAAGTACTAGCTGATGTACTGGCTCCCGTCTTGGTTGTCTCAATGACGGGGCAATTCAATCCTTTCTGGCGAGCAGGGGTATCTCCATCAGGGTCTCCGTACAGCACTTTGGATATCTGTAGCCCGGAACGAATGTTGAACTCGTCGTCGAGCAGTCCCTTCTTAGCTACCATCTCGATGCAAGCCTCTTCGCACTCTTCAGCAGCTTCAGTGTACCTCTTGATCTCTTTGGTAAGTGTACGAGGCTTCAGCGTGATACCTGATTGCTCCATTCTGAAGGTGAGAGGGACAAGCTGTTTGCGGGTCTCGTAATGCTCTTGCAGCTTCTCTTCCTTCAGGACAACTCGATACATCATCCACAGCAGGATAGTTCTTACGGCATCCTGAACAGCATACCTCTCTAGAACCTTCGACTCTGGGTCGACTGCTTTCGGCAGCCAGTAGTCGCAGTGAGTTGAAGAGGTGTTGCTCAGGGCTTTGCCAAGAGTCCAGCCTTTAGCTTTCGCTGCTCTTCTAGCTGCTCGAACTGCGTCCAGAAGCTCCTCCTGATCATCTTCCATGATATCGAGGTAGTTATCAGCTAAGTACTTCAGGCCATGAGGCTCTTCGCTGTTGCAGACATGGGAAGCTAACAGAGTATCCTCAAATCCCTCCAGAACTGCTTCGAACTTATGATCTTCATACGGGGCTGAAGCCCATCCTGAGTCCTTAAATACGAGCCTGATCCCCAAGTTACGTAGGGCTTTTACATCGAACTTGATGTTGTGAAATACGAGCGTAGATCCATCGATGTAATCTACGAGTTCTTGAAGCTCCTCTTCAGGAGCCATGACTTGTCTGGTGTGAGGGTCTACAGGCCACTCCCAAAGCTTTGTTAATCCGTTTTCATCGCAGGTCGTGACTGCGAATGGGGTTGCTCCGTGGAACATGTCTACCCCAGTGGTCTCGGTGTCGAGAGCAATTAGCATGGTTCGGTTCCTTAAAAAAGAAAGGGAGGGCATGCGAACACACCCTCCCTCTCAGGGCAGTAGAGGTATCGTTAAAACGGGATATCATCCCCGATGTAATCGCCGAGATCATCCCAAGCAACTCCATCGAAAGTCTTGTCTTCCTGCGTCTTCAGGTCAACAGTCTCTTCGTCAGAATCAACCGCCATTACTTCCACATTAACAGGAGTCTTTCGTTTTGGCGGAGTGTACTCGTACCAATCACCGACTTCGGGATCATCTTCACCACTGTCGTCAGAAGAACCAATTGCTGGAGCGTCTGAGTCTTCCAGTCGCTTGTTAACGTACACGTTGATGTAGTTATTACCGTTGTATTCGGAGTTCACTACAGCAATCTGTACGACTGGATTCTCATCGTTGAGATCGCTAACCAGAGTCTCTACATCTTCAGGCTGAATATCAGCTACATCCTGAGACGCTAATCGACTCACATCGGTCAGCAGGCTACCAAGAGCTTGCTCAAGAGTACGCCTGCCCTTCTCTGCGATGGAGTGGAATTTGCTCAAACGCACTCCCTGAAATTCCCCACGCAAGACTTTGAAATCAAAGGCTGCGTATGGGTTGCCATTCTTATCGGTTCCGGTACGACCAGACTCGACAGTGGCTACATAAGTTCCATCGTCAATCGGTTGCTGCTCATACGAGCCACCACTTTTGACATTACTTTTGCCTTGCTCCCATGCATCGTTTCCGACTTTCTTGACAGCGGCGGCAAATCCTTGGGCTTGTTTTTCACGAGCCATAGTTCAGTTCCTTTCAAACAATTGTTGAAGTGGATGCAATCAACGATTCGTCAATCTCATTGTTGAATGCATCGGTTAAAATTTTGTAGCTCTCCTCGTGAGAGTTACCAGAAAAAAATGTTTCAATCGGAGTTCCATCAGCAGTCCTGAATTGATCCGTTGGACCGCATGAACTCCAAATGCGTCCCGGGTTGCGAACTGTTAACGCACGGCGGCTTTCGGTGTAGCCGAAGTGGATTGCAAGATCACAAACTGCCTTCAAGTACTTCCATGCAGCAGGTGCGCAAGTGGGAACCCATTGGTTGTCACCCTCATGCGATTCTACTTCACGGAGGTGGGCGTGGCTGATGAAGATCAATCCCTTGTCCGCATACAGCAACTTGTTCATGGTTTGCTCAAAATCATCCTTGATGACTCGCCATGTTCGCCCGTGGTCATTTGCGTCAGAAGGGTCTTTGATTCCCTTCTGGAAGCAATGGTGGTTAATGCAAGCTTCCCATGCACGATCCACCGTATCGATGCCTACAGTGTCGACTGTGTCGTCTGCAAGCACTGCTTTGGTGTACTCTTTGATCAACATCCATGGAGTCATCTTTGGGTTCGACTCTTCCATGTCACGAATGCTCATTGGATCTACGTTCACCTGACGGATTCTCAGGTTCCTACGCTTGGGTTCCAGCATGATGATTAATGAGTTCTCAAACTGAGCAGCGAGAGATGTTTTACCAACTCCCTTCTCCCCGAAAAGACAGATTGCATAATCCGTCAGTGTGGTGGAAGGCTCGTTAACTTCATCAACAGATGGAATCCGTATTGCTGAGACTCCTGATGAAGCTTTCTTCTTTCGTCGGACTTGTTTAGTCTTCGCCATTGGTTAGCTCCTCATTTTTCCAAATTCTAAAATGGTTGATATCAATGTGCATCATCATTTCAATGTCCCGAGGATTTCCTCGGTCTACCCTGCCACCTTCATGCAAATACATTCCAGCAGGTCGAAAGTCATCTGATTCGTACATGTTCGTTGACACGTTTCTCAGAGTTTCCTTCGTGATTTCGATGAAGCCAATTGCATCAGTCCATTGCACACAAAGATAAAACTTCACTCCGAGACTGTCTGCGAGCAATACGTTACTTACGATCTTGTTTAGACTGATCATGTATGTGTTGTAAGCATCGCTAGTGCAGGTTCTTACTTTGATCTCAAGAGTACCAGCGAGTCGAAACCCGATTGGCACAGACATGAAAATCATCCTATCGCAGGAGTGAAGGTTTGGCGTGTGCTTCATTTGAAAATGAGGCGTGACTCCCGTTACATCATAAACGTGTTCTTTCAAACAGCTTATGAATTTATGGGAAGCAACTTCTTCTTTGCTGATATCCTCAGCAGTTTCATAAATTGGCATGATTAGCTCCTATTCGGTTCTTCTGTACAAGCCCTCAGTACTACCTCTGGTAAGGAGGTTAAAGTACCTTGATTTACCATACTTCGTGAACAAGGCTCCGGGGTTCTGGAAGTGCTGCGGGGAATCCCACGGCTCAAATGGATTTTCTTTTATCGACTCCCACCACAATCCAACTTGATCGAGAATGGGGTTCAAGGTTCGATCTACCCAGTTCACAATATCTTCAGGAAGTAGTTCGACCTTCCATCGCATAAAATAGTAATCTGGGCGTGTCACTATATCATCTTCAACTCGCCATGTAAACTCCTCAAGCGACTCATTTTTCTTTTGACGCAGAAGAGGTCGACGAGCCACGTTGTACAGGACCCCTGCAACCTGCCTTCCAGTACGCTGTTGTAGAGCATGCACGTAGAGCATTGTTTGCAGATCCTGCGGGAGAGCGGTCATGATCGCTTCTTCGTCGATTTGGGCTTTGGTCTTATTCTCCATAAGCCACAGACGACCATCCTGATCATAGTAGGCGGCATCCCATCTTCCTCTGAGCGGAATGGATGCTCCCGTGGTTGTTACGTGGTCCACTTTGAAGGACTCTTCGTAGAACAGGTAGCTGAAGTTCTGGTCGTAGCCTTCCCAGTGTTTAACGTATTGCTTGAAAGCAACTTCAACCAAACTCAGTAGCTTGATAAGCAACTCTTTGTCGCTGTCGTTCAACTTCTCAGATCTACGTTCGTAGAATGGGTTGAGGATCTTCCAGCGAATGGTTTTTGGACTACGGCCTTTGGCAATCCACTCTAAGCAATCGTGGAATGCTAATCCGTAAGTTATAGCTTGGCTAAATCCAGATGAAGCCCAGCCTTCTACGTAGCTCAGTCTGGCTTGTTCTCTGTCGAGCAACCACTCATCCAGAAATGAATAAGTGATTCCATCTTTAGCGATATCACGAAATGGTTTCTTCGTCTTCGTCGTCTTCCGAGGCATCTTCTACTACTCCCCTCAGTGTTTGTTCTATAAATTGTTTGGCTTGGTCTTTGTCAACAAAGCGAGTCACTACCACTCCGAGTGGGCTGACTACTTCGTAAAAACGGTCGTCATGACTGTAATGAATTTCAAAGTGAGACATGGTTTATATACTAATCTGGTTTTCGGTTCAATAGATAATCTGACTTTAGGAATAAAAATCTTTTGCAGATCGAAGTTGTCTACAGTACTCAGCGATCAAGAGAGCATCAGCAATAGCGTGTGTGATTTTCAACTCCGGGAAGAGTTGCTGTGCTTTGGCTTTGGTGATGTTCTTGTTGCCCTTGGTTCTGCACGAAAGCTTGGTCATCCATTTGACAGGTAATACCTCATCAAACGGAACCTCACTTGCGATCAACATTCCACGTAGGAATCCGTAGCTTTGTCCAAACGTGAACGCACTACGGACTCCCATTTGTGGACTGCTGTGTACTCTCTCAATGATCCCGAATCGAATAGATGATTTATATTGCTGGATGATATCCCAAAGATCTCTTTCGGTCTCTGGCATCTTCCATGCAAGATACTCTTCGTCAGAAACGAGAGCAACTCCTCCACTCTTGCCGGGGTCAATTCCAAGATAGTACTTACTCATACTTTGCCTCGATAGCTTTGATGGCTTTGGCATCCAACACTTTGTTACCAGACCGAGTATCAACTTTAACTCCATCTTCGTTGTAACGAAAGCTGAGAGTCTCAGGAGCAACACCTTTGGGTTTGCTCATGCGACCTTTGTTGTAGAGATGTCGGTAGTAGTTAACCGACTGACGACCGGAGTCGAGGTTCTCAAGCAAAGTCTTCTCGTGAGGAAACTCAAGACGAACCTGTCGTTCGATTTCCGCATTGGTCATCTTCTTCCCTTTTGGCAGGATCTCGTTGCCTTCGAACAGGGTGGCCCAGAAAGCCATGATGCCTAATCCGGTTTTCTTGCCGTGAGTTCGATGCCACGTTTTTCGTGGAGCATCAGGTGTCGATTGGATATCCAACAACTTGTCGAGGTTTGCAGCACTGACTTTAGCTGACTTCTTCTTAGCAGCAGCTTTAGTCTTTGCCCGGGCTTTGTTTAGGCTTGGCATTTTACTTGTCTCCTTTCAGACAATTCACAGTAAATTCTAAATCCCATACACCTCGTTGCAGTTTGCGAACGAGCGGGATGTTTGCGTTGATTACATCGACTGCTATTCCAGCAGACTTTAGTTCTTCGATTGTATCTACCAGTTCGTGATCAATATGAACTGGAGCAGCTTGTGGCTTTTCTTCTGGGGGAAGAGGGGAGTCCACGACCTTCTTTGCTACTGGTTTTTCTTTTTTCTCTGTCATCGTTTTTCCTTTCAAATAAATGACTGAACGTAGTTTAGTTGTACTACCCAGATAAATCAAGGGCAAAAAAACTTACTATTATTTTGCTCAAACCCCAGATAACCTATTGCAGCGTATTTGTTCTGACGATAGACTAAGTATCTCAGTTAGTATTTAATTTCACAAATTCGTAAGGAATAGAAACATGGAAAATTCACTCGAAAGCCAAATTATTGATGCACTAGGAGCCTACTCCTTCATCTTTACAAATTCACCTTTAGAGCAATCAAGATACATAAAGCTGGCTGAGAAATATAATGTAGAAACCGCAGTGGAAGAACTCTTCGCTGACGCTGTAGCGTTTGAACTTATTGATTAGAAACACCAAGGGGCGTTCGCTACTCGACTACTGAGGTTGGCCCCATTTTTTTTAGGATAGAAACATGACAAAAGAGCAAGAACGTAAATTAGTAAAAGACACATTGTTTACTGTCTTTGGCAGACTTCAATCTGATGATGTTCAAGCTATTGCTAAAACTATGCATGAGCTTGAAATGGCAAGCTCTCATTACGGATTAAACTCTCAAGTGCAAGCTAACATAGATCATCATGCACAACTAACTAAAGTAGTCGATGCTATGCCTGATTGGCGTATCTCATCATTCGCAGCGGAGGTAAACAAACTATGAGTATTCAATTCACTACAGTAAGAGCTACTAAGTCTCTGGCAAAAGAACTTCATTTTCTTGATCCACCAATTGAAGTTGGGTCATGGGAAGTTAAAGTAGACTTCGATACAGGGACTGAGTATTACGGTCCCTACGCAACCAAGAAAGAAGCTGATGCAGCACGCATTAGCATGAAGAAGGGGAAGTGGGACAAAGTCCTCAGAGAACTAGGATAGGATGCTTCCGTCCTTAGCGGTATGAGTCATGTCGACCGCAGGAAGAGCCAAGGTAGTGAGTGGCTTTGTAACCACTACTTGCTTGGAAGCAGTCCTCCTTAGACAAACATGCTTCCGAGCCTCCGACATCCTGAGCATGATGTGAAACTGCTCTTTTCATTACTTTTTTAAGGAACCGAATCGTGGAACAAAAACTACAAAATCTATTTGATGCAATTGATGATGTCTGTGCAGAGCTTGATCAGGCTCATCTGGAAGGTGACCTAGATCATATACCTTTGGCAGAGATCCAGTACTACTGGAGCAAGTACAACTTACGTAAACGACTGCTCAGGTCGCTGTATCAAACCAATAAAAGAATCTTAGAATTCTTAGCTCCAGAGGTCTTTGAAAATCATCAGGAGTTTCGCAAGAAGTGCCTAGCTGATTTAGAAAAGAAACCTGACGACCAAAAGAAATGCCTCCAGTGTGGATGCGTGTTGGAAGAATGGGAACTTCAACTGTGTGAAGGATGTGAAAAGAGTTATGAATAAACATCATCGTGGAACTATGTTATGCATTATTGCATTTGGAATTGGAGTGATCTGTGCGTTTGCAGGATGCTCTACCGCAGGCAAAACTGAGACCCGAGTGTTTGACAGTCAGGTCGAATTCGGAGGTGGTCTTTACCTCCAGAAAGGTGGAGAGTCGTGGAAATAATCAAAATCAAATCTAAGAAACATCTGGAGGAAATAAGGAAGTGGAGTTCTCCCGGAACCAGACTCAACGTAGGATGGTGGATCATCAGGGATGAAAGAGATGGTTGGTACTTCGGCCATAAGAAGTACAAGAAAGATGTTGAGAAACTAGTCAAAGCCCTTCAAAAAGCCGAAGGCAAAACTTTTATCGAACCGAAGAAAGAACCGAAAGGGATTTAAGATGAGCTTTTTAATCACAGCAATTACAACTGACCATGAGACACGTACAGCCATGGTTCCAAAAGATGAGATGTACGAAACAATACGAGATATTGTAGGTGGCCTGATACAGCCTCTAAGGATTCCTTTTCCAGAAGAGGTTCTGGGAACCGATAAGGTTGAAGTTTACATGTACGTGAACGAAGAGGGCATGCTGGAGAACCTTCCAGTTAATCGTGGAGCATCTGCAATAGCTGAGACTGCTTTTCAGTTCGATGCTAGTGACCCGACTCTTGAAGTGCAATCATTCCGAGGGAATGCAGTATTTGTTGCGGAATGGGTAAAGGCTGATTACTACATTGCCGAAGATACTCAGTACACAGATATTCCAGATACGATTGTTAAGATCATCAATGACGTTGCTAATTTTCTGAAGGAAAATGAGAGCTTTCATGAGCAGCTTAACAACAAGCTTAAAGCGATAGCAGAGTCTAACTAGAACTGGGAGGTGAGCAGGGCTTCGTAGAAACTCTCGACTGCGAACTAGGTGGGGATCTAGCGTCTCCTGCTCACCTTTAATACATGATGCGGTAATGTTGTCACCGCTGATTGCCCTCGCCACCGACAGAAACTCGGACTGTCATATGGTGGCGGGGGATTTTTTAGGAGAAAGATATGAGTACTTTCAGAAACAACAAAGGTAACGTAGTTGGGATGTCTGATAAGAAAGGCACGACAGTTACTGCCAGAGACGCTAATGGAAGGGTTGTAGCTACTTACGACTCTAAGACTAATGTGACCCGTAATGCAGATGGTAGATCTCTGGGGACAGGTAATCTGATTTCTACACTGTTTAGGGTTTGACTATAAATCCTAATCGAACATAATACGAATAGTTCGGTTCGGTATATGGCTCCCGGGGATATCTATTTGGCTCCTCCTCGGGAGCCTTTTTACTACCCAAATGATGCCGAATCTGGAACATGTACTATTAGATAATCTCCTGATAATGAATCTTGAACCATTACTACCAATGCTCCAACTACTACTGTTTGTTGAGTTAAGTTGTATGCTTTTACACCAAGAGCCGGATTATCTAATGAGATAGTTCCTCCCATGACATTTGCTAGATAAACGGTCCCACTGTTTGGACTGCTAGTAACATTAACAGCACTTGTGTTTGCCGGGATAGCACTGAATGTTGCTTGTCCTAATCTTGTTTGTACATCACCCATTGCATGGTTAGTACACAGCACCCATTGCTCTACTTGGTGATTCCAATAAGCAAATCCTACAGTCCCTGAAGATACGCTTCTACTTGGGTGGTAGTTATAGACAGTGATATACCCATCTCCACTTGTTGGATGATCCGTCCAAGTAACTGATCCTGATCCCACACTTCCTGAAAGGATTCGTGCTGTGGTCGACCCTCCCCCGCCTAAACTATTTACAAGTTTCACAAGGACATGTCTGTGCATATCAAATTGCTTTGGAAGCGTTACATCTAAATCAGAATCAACCTGATGATTGACTGTAGTCATATCAGAGATTCCAGTGGATATTATGTTTGGAATTTCTATTTCATCTTCTTCATTCCTAGCTCCCACGTTTCTTATTTGTGTCGTAGGGCCATTACTATCAATTCTCCATACAATCGACGATAGCGAAGTTGTTGCTGTGAAATCCACAAACCCTGAGTATGTTTCATTGAACAGCAAATTATTGTGAAGGATTGACTTTAGAAAAAGAAGAGCGACTTTTTTGGCATAAGTCGTGAGGTCGGAAGAATTGGAAGGGGTTGACCCTTGCCCCTTTGCAAGAAGTCTTCCTATAATTCCTGCGAACGACCCACCGGGCAACACATCAGAAGCCGTCAGAGCAGACGACATTCCAATCTCTGAGGCTGTAAAGTTTGTTATATCGACTTGGACAGTATAAAAAGGATTTGAAGTGGATACGTCCACCCCATGATAGTATGGCGAAGTTGCACTCGTAAAATATTGTGTCCAATCTCTGCTAGTCCTTGGGAAGGATACTTTTATGTACTGAGATACTGCTTTGCTGTTTATGTCATTACTGACAGAAATTAACCGAGACTTGTTATCATTTCTCTCCGTAGAAGTAGTCGTGTCTACATGTCCCATGGGGTAAATATATCTGACACCAGTTGTTGAATGTACATATGTGTGGCTTATCTCATTTAATAATGACTTTCTCCAATTTTTCTTGTACTTGAATTGAAAATTTAGGTTTTGCAATGCCTCGTCAGATGGAAAATCTGCATTACTTAGGTTCCCACTCTCAGCAAATAAACCATCCCAACCTTCTGTATAAGCTCCAAATCCACTAGTGTTGTACTTTATTCCGTAAGGAGACGTACTATAGTTGACGCTGTCATGAGCGTCATTATTTGGATTGGTTGACCCATCCCCAAGGTAATGATTAAAAAAAACGTTACCAGAAGTCAGGTGTAGAAGATAGATTTGATTGTCAAAAGATGTCCGGTCAACTCCTGCATCAGGATCGGATACTCCAGTTAAAGAGTAGGCATGTTGGGGATAAAATCTTAATGACTTATTAAAGTCAGAATCAGACTTTAACCCTATAGACACTGAGTTTGTTTTATTTCCATTTACAAAATCAGGTAAATGATCTTCAATGTCTTTTCGTTTCACTAGGAAAAATGCGTGAGAGGCTACATGCCCTTTAGTTACCCACTTGACTGTATTAGCCAACCCTATGTACTTGTACTGCCAAGAGTTTGGAGAAATTTGGTTAATAAGTGCCTGAGGTTCAAATATTCTTATCCTACCAGACGACAAAGTCATCCAAAATTTTGTACCCATCCTACACCTTCCAATTTATTGAATTTTATTCTTCAACAACTTCTTCTTGCTGTGGAGGCATGGCTCCTGCTCCAGCCATAATGCCAGCCTGAGCAGCTTCAGCAGAACGATTATCTTCCCGAATCTGAGCCTCACGTTCTTCAGCTTTGCCTGTTAGACCGAACGGTACGATCTCGTATGGCACTTCACCAAAGTTGATGCGGACTAAGTGACGGAAGATCTGGTTGTCAGCGTCAGAGATTAACCATTGCGTCATCTCCTGAAGGATGGAGAAGAATGCTTCTTCCGGTATCTGCCTTCCAGAAGCCGCTCCAAAGCCCGAGGTGGCGTTCTGGAATACTTCTGGGGGAATACCCATCCCTTCGAACAACTCCTCTTTGAGGCTCTGTCCGTACTCCATTAACCCTGCTGGGATTTGGTTTGCCATAGGTGGGATGTATTCCCAACTACGGACATTGTCTGCGCCCATGGTATTCGGAAGCGTAAGCGTTCCACCTGTACGCTTCTTTTCGATCATTTCACGAGCGAGGTCTTTGTTTGAGATGGTTAAACCGTCCTTCGTGCGTGTGATTCCGGGGGGATGATACATCGTACCACCCTCGAACGCATTTTTGTGGAACCACAATCGACGCACATCTCGATACCCTCCGTCTGACCACATTTCCCACCACGGAATATGCGCTCCGTACAATCGACTTAGACCATACCATGGGTGGTGGGTCCTCCAATGTGTATGCCAGAATCCCTTGGGGATGCCCAAGAAGATTTTGTGGCGACCTTGCTTGGTATGAGGGTCTGGCACATTTCTCACAGTGAAGCCCACCAATGAGCCATCGTGTGTGACAGCCATCAAGTCCTGCGAGTGCAGATCCTTCAGGATGTCAAACTCAATCTTTCCTTCATTGACTCGATACATTACTTCGCTACCAGAGTATCCCCACTCAATAGCTTTCAATGCACGAGCAGCAGAGTTCTTCCAGAAACGAGTGACGTTGCGAACTAAGAACTCTTTAACATCTTCGTTCTCGCATTCGATGAAGAAACGTGAATTGGCTAGGATCGGTCCCTTGAGTAGCCACAGACCAAAGATGACCCGAGGGTCTGCCAGCATCTCCTGAATCACAGTCAGGCTAAATGGTGGTCTGTTTCTGGCAAAGAGAAAGATACCTGCGTAACCACTGGGCATATAGTCAGCGGTCATCGGGGTTCCGAGTAACTCGTCTGGATTGAAGTCTTTGTTCATGACTGCCTTTTTGCTTTCTCGATTATAAAGTCGCTGACTGTTCTGGCTGCTTTGTCATCGTCTTCGTAAATATTATAAATCAATGAATACAATCTATCCTCAGTCATTTTACCCTGACTATTCCTTTGAAGCATCTCCCGTTTGGCGATGGTTCTGGGGATACCCATTTGCAGCATCTTAAGCTGCATAGGTGTTAGGTCGAAGGGGTTGATTCCGTAGGTTGCTGCGACATCGACATATCTGCGTATTTTTTTTTAAGGTCTACCATCAATTTGACGGATTCTCTGGCGATGAAGAATGCATCTGTTCCAGAGATCTCAACATTGAATTTCTTGTTTAGCATCTCGGTAAAACGAGGTAGCCATTCAACGACTGCGTCTTCTTCAGATAGATCTACGTTTTCTTGGGACTTCGCCAGAATATGATCAATGTAAATCGCTTCCGCTTCGAAGAGGGTTTCGTCCTCCTGATTGGCTAGTCGAATTTTGTAATCAAGATCTGGTGTGGTAATTGTGATGGGCTTTGCCATTGTCTACTCCTAAAATACTGATTCACCTAGTGTACCATGAATATGATCCATTATTGAGTCACCTGCTGCGACAGAAGGTGAACCCTGACATGCATATTTCATTTTAAACGCAGTTATGTAAATTGGCGTATCACCTAACTGTGTTAAGGGTTTTATTTTGCTGTCTTTCATGCGTTCGATCAACTCTGCTTCGCCAAATTTGCTGAAGACGGGGACAGGTGCAGCTTTGCCAGCAGCAGACACTTTGCCAGTTACGATAATTTCAAACGAGGGCGAGACGCTATTGATTTGTGGAATATCTGCTTCAGAACTATCTGACGTAATAACTACTTCGACAGGATTAAATGGTTCCTGACCAGCAGTACCAGCGGCTGCATTAGCTCCAAGAGTTAATCCGTCTCCAGATTGATTATCTGAAATTGTGTTGTTACCATCGTTGACGGTCGAATGCATAATCACATGATTATTTTGGACGATTGAAATGTCAAAGTTAAAATCAAGGATTCGATTTTTAGGGTCAATACTTCCATTAAAACTCGGAGTAGGAGTAGTTCCTGAGGCAGAGAATCCTTGTTGAGTTCTCCCGTACCAGAAATCAGCATTGTCTTGGCAGGGTTCAAATCTTTGATCACCTTCAAAACTTGCTCTCACGTTACCTCGATTAGACATTGCTGCTCCATGAGTTTTCCATGAGCTAAGAACAGGTATATTCCTGCTGACCCACTGCCCTCTTCCTTCTAATTTGCCTTGTTTAGTAGGCGACGATTTCCAATACCTGAGGGGAGCAGTTAAATAGTAGTTATCCCAAGTGCCACTACGAGAGTCTGTTCCATCTCCGTAGACACTAGAGATCCACATATCCCAACTCCAAATAACCTGACTAGTTGCTCCACTTGAGGATGCAGAAGCTAAATCAGCAAATTCATTAGAAGGGAACCCGAATCTTAAAGCAGCTACAGCTTTTTGTGGTGGCTGAACAACTCCCCATTCAAAATTAAATCCGAAAGTTCTACCAAACATACTTTCAGACAAATTGAATTTTAGTGGGATCACGGTTCCATTTGGTTTTTTGTCAATCGAACTGCTATCACCTGTATCAACGGGAGATGCTAAAGAATCACCATAAGAACTAGTGTAGCTTGTATCAAAAGCAGGTCCGGGGATGAATCTGGTTCGTATCAGTTGAATGATCAGGTAGTACGGATAGATCTTTCTCCAGTGAGGATGGAAACCTTTTGCCAATGTGAATGAACCACCCATCTGAGCAGTCCAGACATTGAAACCTGATGGCCCTCCCGTAAATGGGTTACTCCCCAGAAGACTTGATCCAATCTGGTAATCAACATCTATCTCAACTACCCCCGGAGGATATGGGAAGTCTGACTCAACTTCAGAGTCTTGAATGGTTATCTCAAGTTTAGTTTTTGCTTTGTCGAGTCGATAGTTTCTGGTGCGAAGGAAGCCGGGTTGTAGAGCAGGCTCAAAGAATATTCGATAGTGATCTGCCGAGTCTATTACCGCCCTCACATCTTCAGGATTTATTTGTCCACGAGTCTGAATAATTGCTTCGTAGTTCTTTGTCGTCATACCTGCATGGTTGATGTCCCAAGTTTGGTTGTATGAGATCTGTAAAATATTTAAAGGTAATATTCCACTACTCAAAGGCGAGAGGTAGACCCCTTGCCTGTCATCCTGAAAACCTTCTTTTTCGTAATGAAAACCTGCGTTTTCACATTGAACTATCGCTACTTCACATTCCCACGTAACTCTAGCTGCTCTGTTCAAACCAAGAGGTTGCCAGTCAACCATTTTTGGTTTTGGCCCCCACATTACGTCCCAGTAAGATTGAGAACTGCTAGGATCATTGATGATTAAATCAGGACCGATTCCAATATCTTTGATGTGCAAAGTTCTTCCGGGCTGAGAAAGTCGTCTTCTCAACCACTCTACACTTAAATCAATACTTGCAGCTCTTCTGGAAAGAATGTTACCGTTAGAATCTGCAATGTCAGAGGTTCCGATTGCACTATCGCCGTAAGTGTTTACTTCAGCAAGATTTACAATGAACTCGATTCGAAAGCTGTACAGCATGTACATGATACTTCTATCCGTATCATCGTAGACGGGAGTACATTGTGCTGATGAGTTTAAGGCAGGTGGGAAGTTAAATCCGTTGTAAGTTACCTGACCAAAATCTAATGTATGCTCTAGAACCATTACAAAACTCCCGGAGGTGCTGGACCTACTGCACCGATATGATCATTCTCTAAGAAACCGCCAGTGAGCCATTGATCGATCTCGCCCATGTAGTTCTTTTGTTCTTTTTCTTTATCTTCATCATGCCACTGCTCAACTTCTTTAGCAGCTTTTCTTACTGACACTGCTGTATCAAGTATAGCCTGTTGGGCTGCACTAACACCGCTTCCGTCAAACCAGTCTACAATCCAAGCCAGTCCTTCTAATAAAGCCGCTATAAATTCACCTATCGTAGGTAGCCAATCTAAGAACAATTCAAGCAAACGGGTTAAGAGCTTAGTGCCTAAAGTAACCAATGGTCCCAGTATCTTAAAGAGACCAGTCTTTACGTCTTCGAAGACTGACATCATATCGCCCTTAGCCGCCTCAAACTCAGCAAATTCGTCTCCGGCCTGTTGCGCTCTTTCCATTTTCTTAAAGAGCATATCTAAGTCAGTTTCTATTCGTTCTCCTAGAATCCCCGGATTAAAAGCAGCCACCTCTTCAGAGGCTTTATCCATTGCACTAAAGAGTTGGACAAACCCTTCAGCAACTGGTCCGATTGCTTCTGCCAGACCATCAAACGCTGCCTCTAGAATTCCACCAACTCCGGGAATCATTCCTGCTAAGTCACCGAAAGACTTCAATACCCCTTCGCTTGCTGTAGCAAATCCTCCCGCTGTAGCTGCCGCTGCTCCAGTAGCATCTCCTGTGGTAGTTTGAATTGCACCTCCTACAAACTGAGTTGCACCACCAGCAACTGCCCCTACGCCTTGACCAACTGCTTGCCCTACTGCACTACCAGCGGCTCCTGCAATAGATCCCCCTATCGATGCTCCAAGCATAGGTTGGCCTATAAAAGACCCACCAATTGCCCCTAGGGTTCCCCCAATTGCTGTTCCCGCTACTCTACCAGCAACTCCACCAAGTTTACCGCCTTGTCGCTGAAGGAACCCACCACTTTTGTCCTCTTCCTCGGTTGACGCTGCTACTAGTTGTTTTGTTTCGTCTTCTTCTTCAGTATCACTGGCTTCAGCAGATCCCTCTACATCATCCTGTAATTGATCATCAGAATCGTCAAAAGTACCTTCGTCACTATCTACTCCAAAAACAGCCCTCAAAGAAGCATTGCGTTCTTCCTTATCCAACAAGTTTTTGGAGAAGTCCTCATCCTCATCTTTTTCAGAAACTGTGCTTTTAAGCTGATCACTAGAATCATCGAAAATACCTTCATCAGGATCTACGCCCGGAGACTTGGTAGGCTCATTTCTGCTGGAAGCCATCTTCCTAAGCATATCTTGAGATCTAGCGATATCTTCGTCTGAGTCTTCCTCAAAACCTATCGGATCTTCTGGGAGGATGGTACGGGGGTTTATTTCGATGGGAGGAGCTAATTTTAACTCCTCGTCGTCGCCTGTAGATGAAGGCTCAATTACTCCTTCATTTCTCCGGCGTGTTGTTTGTAATTGTTCTGATACTTCTCTTTGAGCTTGTCTTTGAGCCTCTCCCCGAGACATCTCAGGATTTTCTTGCAGAATAGCTTCTTTAAGTTTGTTTACTTCCTGCTGAAATAGCTTCATGAAATCTGCGGGATCTAATTTCGGTTCAGAACCGCTAACTCCACGACTCTTACCGCCATCTTCGCTTTTGATTGTAATGGTATGTTTTGAATCAGCCATTGTCGTCTGCCAAATTCAGAGAGTCATAGAAGATTGTCACGAAACGTGTGCAGGCTTCTTCTGGGAGAGGGGAGCCTGCTTTGGATGCTCTTAGATATCTTTCTTCTTCCGTCCAAGAGTTACGAATGCGTTCAGAGGCTTCCTTGATATGCTCATCAAGGATAGCCTCCTCTGCATCGTTTCGTGGCCCTCGGGCAAATAAGTAGGATATCAAATCATCCATCTCATTAGGTTGTGGTGTACCAATTAATTGCTGCGTTGTAACCTTGGCTTGAACCAGAGCCAGAGCTTTGTGGATACGCAATCATTCGTAGTGGCAAACGACGAAGACGACTTGCATAAACAACTCGAACTGGGAAGTTACGAGCTAACGTAGCTTTAGTGAAACTCATTGTTGCTGGGTTTGCAGCAGCAGGTACATTTGCTGTAGCAGTTAAGACTAAAGCACCAGCACCATCAGAGAGTACGTCCCCGATAACACCAACCGCACGACTAGCAGCTTGTGGCCAAGAGATTGGACCACCAGCAGGGCCAGCACCAGTCACAGCCTTTGCCCATTCAATGCAGGTGAAGTTCACGTAAACATCGCAACCACGATGGATCTCATCCTGAATTGCGTCACCTAAGTTATCCCCTCGTACTGGTTCGCTGTAGAATGTGTGTTCCACTTCGAATCCATCTTCTGTAGCCCCGAGGTAGGTTCCGTTCCATGTACTATGATACGGACCAGAAATTGCGTTAACAGCTTGTGCCATTTTTCTATTCCTTCGACTTAAAGTAATCCATGAGACGGTCTAACTCTTCTTGATCAGTGTTCGCTAACCGCTCTAAACACTCATAACAACTTGCTTGACTGGGAACAACTGTGAACATGTGAGGGTATTCTATATCCTCTCGGTCGCCTGCCTCATAAGCATCACGACCTTTTTCACACGCTATCTCCCAGCGTTTAATTGGGTGTTCTTGGAACGACCCGGGGCTTGTTTCCAATGACCCATAAATAGCACCGTTCTCGTTGGGGAGAACTAAGTGGACGATAGTGATCGGAGTGTACATCTTCTGACATTTCTGGCAGAGATTTGATGCTCCGACTTCCAGCTTCCACGTTCTGTCTTCTAATTTATGGGGTAAGTATTTAGTAATCATATTCTCGTTGCAACGTGGATTTCTACACTGAACGGGAATAAGTTTACTGATGGGCTTGTGTATCTTAAATGTCATGCAAAGTTACTTCCTAAATTTCCATCCCCGAAGGAACTGAATCGAGTTGCGTTGCCAAACCTCACTTCCATGACCAGTCCAGATGACTCGCTAGACTCAGTACTAAACCAGTCACCATCTACTGATCGTGGGTTTGCATCGCAATAACTCCACCTTAAATATTCTACCATTTTATGTGGTTCTGGCGAATTATCACCATAGTCATCATCTATCAACTCATCAGTCTTTACATTAACCTCGGGGTTAATATGTATCACTCTAATGATATCTCGACAGAAATCCTCCATACCAATCAATCGATTAACGTAGAGACCTTCTCCCATACGATCAAAAGGCATGAAATTGCTGCGGAAAGTGACTGCACAGGTAACATCGTAGGTTTCCATGATCCCACGATCAGCAAACATCTGACCGCTCTCAGAACCCCATGTACTACCATAAACTGAAATAAATCGCTGCCCACAGGAAGGTGGTGGCTCTGCTGATGGCATTACCTCACATTCATGCGGATCTAAATTTAATTCTGTTCGAAGTGTGTCTCGAACACTTAATAGTAACCTGCCTAGACTCATGATTTAATTTCTCAAAATTGTAACCTATAGATTCTTCATTGCTTTTGCTAATTCTTTGGTAGCAAACTCAATAGCTTTTGCAATGACAGTATCTGAATCACCATATAACGAACGAGTTTCTTCGACCTCACCAGCATAAGGAACCTTACTTCCCAGTACCATTCTGCCTCGATCAAACTTAAAAAACTGATCGTCGTTAAATGGAATGTAGTTGTCGCCAGTGTACTTTCCGGGCTTCAAGCTATTTCTTAAACGACCTGTTCGAACAAGTATTGGTACGTTCTTATTACCATACTCATCGATCTTTGTTTTAGCTCCCTGCTTTTTCAGGATTGCCCAAGCCAAACTTGCTGCTTTACCCTTCGCTTCATCTTCAGGCATTGTAGCTGAGAACTTCTTAAAATTCTTTGCAAAAATACCTTTCCAGAGGGAGTCTTGCGCACCAGTTAAAAGCCCACGACCTTTGTTTCTAGTGTTACGGGGTCGGTAGGCTTTGGTCTTCTTCGTCAATGGTTTCCACTTCAGACCTTGCTTATCAGCAGCCCCTCTTGATTTTCTTGAGAAGTTCTGGCTGATCTGCTTAAAAAACGAATAAGCAAATGCTGACCAATAAACTTGTCGAAGTTTAGTCAGTTGGGGAGTTACTTTTTTACCTGTAAGCACATTTGGTAAATCGCCTACAAGTCCAGATAATTCTAAAGCCATTCAAATGGGAACCTTGGTGACAAGTCTTGTTTACCGTATGTGCCTCCAGTAGAAATCGTAGGATGAACTCGAATCTTGTGAGTTCGGAAACGATCATCAATGTGCAGGTTAGACATCGCAGGTGTAAGATCTTCTCTCGTCGGTAGTCGTGGTATGATCCTGTTAAACTTATAGATCTCTTCCAGAAGACGAAGCGTCTCTTCATACTTCTCCATAAACATAGCTGGATTACCTCTTCTCTGGGAGAGGAGGTGACAACCGATCCATGTAGCCCATCTACGCACAATGTAAGAGTCGTTAAGATCTACTTCTGCATAGTTCATGCCGCAGTAGAAATTAATCATCTCAGTAGCCTCACCGACTACTTCCTCCATCATCGTAGCTTCTTCCGATCCAGAAAGATCATCCGCTCGGTAGACAATTGCTTTGTTACCAAACACTCTCTCGATCTCACTTCGGGAAGTGTATGTAAAAGATAATGATTCAACCATTTAGCTCACCTTTTTCAACTGTCTAACGCTGAACTCTAGTTCATGCTTGCCTGACTTGCTGCCAGAGTCATAAGTATATTCAAACAGGGCTATATGTCTTTCATAGGAGTTTGTTCTAACTCCAGAGGTAACGATAATGTTATCCGCAGGTTGTAATGTCCAGATTAACGTGTTCCCGGAAAACACTACGTTGTTTTGGTCCAACACATTTTGCTGATTACGGCTGTTAATGATCGTTCCTGTCGAGTCATCGTACAGAGTTAAAGTAAGTGTTGTGAGGGAAGTAATTGTTGTGCCAGTTTCATCTTTAAACTCTGTTTGGTATCGTGCAGTACAGCCTTCGTCAACTCGTCGCTCACGTTCATTTAATTTTGACCGAGACATGCTTACTCCAATGTTTCGTTATCTACATCTGGATCTCTAAATAGCTCATTAGCTGAAATAAGATCTCTGAATATTTCGTTTGTTAATGTCTGCTCTGCAAACCTTTCATTTCTTGCCAACCCATCAACAAAAGACTCTTCAATTGCTGAGGCAGAAACGAAGGATGGGATCTCCCCAACTATCTTAATTATATTCGTTGGGAGACCACCGAGCTTTGTAATTGCTCTAGCTGATATTCTAGCAGGTACTATCGTTCCGTAATAAGTCGAGGCTGACGCTGTCGCTGCTGTGATGGCAGACAGGACTAATTCCCCAAATACGCTCCCAATGGCCGTAGAAGCCGCTGAGGAGGCTGCTGAGGGCGTTACGCTGACTGAACTAGTGGAAACAGTAGGTCCTGATGTGCGTGCCTTACAGGACACCACAGGGATAAATACGTTTGGCCCAGAAGTAGCTGTTTTTGCAGATATTGCCGCAGGTGCCACTGTCAGGGTGGTCAGGACTACCGTTGGGGCTACAGTGGCTGCGGTAGCTACAGCAGGATCTGAAGTAATTTCTATATGTGCCCTACCAGTAGTGGTAATGGTAGGACTAACTGTAGCTGCTCTTGCGGAGGCTGGAGAAGCCCCATAAGAGCCATTGAACACAGTAGCAGCGACCGCACTTGCTGCCGTAGGAGTCACTTCAATATGCGCACCACCAGTAGTCGTGATGGTTGGTGCAACAGTTGCTGCTCTTGCTGAAGCAGGGGAGGTTCCGTAGGTACCGTTAAATACAGTGGCAGCAACTGCGGAAGCAATGTCAGCCACCTCAATATACAAATCAGGAGAGCCAGTGATGCTGACAGTCGGTCCTGAAGTAGCAGCTTTAGCACTAGCAGGTCCGTCAGTACCAAACGTACCGTTGAATACTGTAGCTGCCTTAGCACTGGCTGCTGTTGGTGTTAGCTCCAGAGTTGACTGGAAGATTGTTGGACTAGTGGTTGCAGCAACGGCACTAGCCGCTGTAATTCCTGAGAGGGTGAGTGAGTCGAATACAAGCGTAGGTGCTACTGTTGCTCCTGAAGCGGATGCTGCTGTAGGAGTTGTAGTGATAGAACCAAAGACAACAGAAGGATCTACAGTAGCTGTTGTTGCTGAAACTATTGATGACCAAGTCACTATTGTAGGAGTTGTTGTAACAGCAGACGCTGATGCAATGTCAGGCTGAGTTAACGTCAAACTCCCAAGAACTACAGTTGGTCCAGAGGTAGCTGCGGTTGCAGATACTGGTGGGTATGTTTCTGATACAGAAGGGTCAACAGTGGCAGCTTTTGCTGAAGCTGCTGTAATGCTACTAAGGGTAAGTGATCCAAACTCTACAGTAGGTGCCACCGTTGCTGCCGTGGCTGAAGCTATAGGTGACCATGTTGTGATCGTTGGTACGTCAAAAGCTTTTGCTTTGGCAGATGCAGCCGTGGGAGTTACAGTTAGTGGTAGAGCGGGTGTTACTGCTCTGGCAGAAGCTGGATCAGGAGTGACTGATCTGACAACATACTTAATCTCGATAGAAACAGGACTGCCAGTGTAAACTCCACCTCCGGCATGCCTTCTACCTTCTAATGCAAAAGCATAAGTATCATCCTGATCTGTAATAGCCGGAGGGCTTATCTTCATAGCGAAGTTATGCTCTCTTTGCCAGTCATCCAGAAGAATATTCCATAATTGTTGAAATTCGTCTTTAAGATCATCTGACTTTTGAGGAAAAGAATTTAAAGGACCCCAATATCCAGCTAGATCAAAACTTTGGTTTTGAGCAGTACGTCCAGCGTTAGGAACCGCTTCCCCGGGTATTGCTGGAATAATGTAAAGGGTATCACCAATTCCATTACCAACCGTGTCAACTAAACTTGTTGGCAATTCTAAATCAGCACTCGTAGTTTGAAACAAGTAGCAGGCAGCGCCTGAAGAAGGTCTATCACTAGCAGAGCTAGAGACTGATGTTTTTACGCTACCGCTTAATTTGACTTCAGTAAACTCCAACCCCGGAGGGATGTCTACATCACTAAAAGCTAAATAGATTGTTCTTGTTGTTCTTATTTCACCTACTTCTGTGTAAGACACATCAAGAAAGTTGTGATCAAGGTTGTACTCTACATTAGAACTTTGTGCAGACCCGTAAGCAGAGGTTTTACTTGTGTACAAATCGTTAGAAGTGGAACTATTCATTCCAGAATAAGCTGTTTCTTCTTGCTCAACTAAGAACCAGTAGTATCCGTGATCAGCATGATTTGTTTTTGCAGTAGCACTGGCTGCGGTGATCCCGCTAACAGTTACATCAAACTTAGTAGCAGCAGTAGCTGATGCAGCGGTAATTGAACTTAGTACTAAGTCGGGTAGTGAAACTGTAGGATTAACAGTTGCCGCCGTAGCAGAGGCTGGGTTTGAAGTTACATTAAGATCCGAACTGGAAATTGTAGGAGCAACTGTTGCTGCGGTCGCAGTAGCTGCACTTGGGGTTACATTAAAACCAGAAAGTACAACTGTAGGACCAGATGTCGCACCACCCGCAGAAATTGCAGCAGGGGTTACGTTTACACCCGACGAGTATTCTATTACTAACTTGGGGGTGTAGGTGCTGCCACTGTAATTCTTGCTACGAAAATCAAAAAGCCAGTTAGTGCTGCTAACATAGGTGTGGTCTTCAAAAAAGAACTGCATATCGTTATTAGCAGTCCAGCCAGTTCTGTCTACAATTTCTTGGATAATAGTGGAGATGTCAGCGGTGTCATAAAATGTACCTGCACTCATACCGGAGGCAAAAGACCACGTTACACTTGCTGATGTTCTTGTAGCTCCTCCAAATGCACTACAACTACTGGCTGCGGACGATGCATCGTCAGTGTCTTCTCCTCGTATTGTGACTGATTGTCCAGAACCATTTATTTGGGAGTGAAAGGCAAGTTGTATTTTTGCTGAAGTTATTGTTGCTCCCTGCGGAACATTAACTGTTTCAAATCTTAAATAAGGTCTCCAAGTCTTCCAGTGCTGGGCTTGGTCTCCAAAGTCCGACCGCCCATAAAATCTGACAGTTGTATCACCGGAGCTTACAGTCTGACAACTGGCACCACTGCTGTAGTAGTCTTCGTACTCAGCATATCCATCGTCGATGTTGTTCGCTATAACTTCAGTAATGGTAGTCATCTACGCACCCTAAAAATAAAGACGGTACCCCCCAGTTGAGAGTACCGCCTGTTATTTGAACTATTCAGTTAGTTCGATTTGCAAGTCCTGAAGAACTAAGTTCTGCCCAGAGCTTACACTTCGATCACTAGCTAAGTCCCAATACAAAAGAACTTCACGAGAAGCTTCGGTTGCATTATCGTCAGTCAGTACGCAGTACCGAGCATTTGTAATTGGGCCAGCAAAGGTAATGTCTTTGATCTGAATGATACCTTTGTCATTGCTATCATCTTCCTGAGTGGAATCAAAATCAGTTGCTCCGGGGGTCAAAGAAGCTACTGTGTAGCTATCGCTAATTTCAGTTAAATCACCAAGTGTATTAGTATCTGCCGAAGGAGCAGAGGCACTAGTGCAAAGATGAAGTTTGTAAGTTGATGGAGTAGAAACTGCTCTGAACGCATAGTTCAGGACGTTTTCTTTTCCAGCATTTGTGAATCCAGCCATTAGTTATACTCCTATGTGCTTAAATCACCATGAACTTCTGTGGAAATCCAAGCACTAACAGATGTGCTTGATCCTACAGACGATACATTAACACGAACTTTGCACGCATTGAGTGCAAAGCTCGCAGTACCATCTTCAGTAAATGTTGATGCAGAACCTACATCAACCCAAGTTGTGCCTCCATCGGGAGACATTTGTAATTTGACTGTAGCAGTATCCCAAGTACCAGCAGCTACGATCTGACCTTCGCCTTTGTTGAAGTCATATGTCGAACTATTGGAGTTGGCAGAAACTGCATTAAGTACTTTTGTAAAAGCCATCTAGTTTCTCCTATGAGTATGTGATTTCTAATTGTGGCTTAGTGTCGTTTGAATCTTTGCCTGTGTTGAACGTCCTGAAGTAGTCGTCCGATTCCGAGGACGGAAGCCATACACCCAACATCAAAGCGTTGCCGCTTAACCACCCCGAACGGTCAACAATTTCCTGCACGATTGTTTTTATGTCAGGAGATGTTGAAACCTCCTCTCCTGAGGCAAGTGTTGCAACCGTCCAATCGACAGATGCAGTAGTGTGGTTGCTATGCGCACCTTCAGAACCGTTGTTGCTAGTTGATGGCTGTGCTTGATTATCGACATCAAACCCATTGATTCTAAACGCTCTCTCACTACCGCTGTGGAACTCAACCTTAAGATATGCACTTTCAATCGTCGCACCTTGCGTCAATGCCACGTTTACGAACCTAAAGTATGCTTGATAAAATCGATAACGATTGCTCCAACTGCTGTAGTCTAGACCAATCTTGTAATCATTGTTGCCAGCTTGCAAGTCATCATAAGTAGTGGGAGGCGTGTTGTCATAATACTGCGTTGCTCTGAAGGTTGCAGAATCTTTATAACTGCTTGGAGATGCTGTTGAAGTTAATACATCATATGTAACCGTAGTGCTACCGCCACCACCGCCACCAGACAGATCCATGTGAGGGAATGTCTCAATAGCTCTGGAAGGAGAGAAGCTAACCGTATTCGATGTTGCTCTACTTATTCGAGTCATTTGAGTTTAGATCCTTTGGGGTACTTGTAACGGGAGGTTGGCTTTGCATCATCAGTGACGACCATCTTGCGAGCTTCTTTAGCTTTACGCTTCTTCTCGTCAATCTTCTTTCGATACCTAGCTGCCTTGGCTTTACCTTTGGCAGTGTAACTAAACTTCTTTCCACCTACTTTTGGCATGACTACTTCTTCTTTCCGCAATTAGGAACCATACGACCGTTTTTGTTTTTCATTCCGTAAGCTTCGTAACCTTTCCAGCAAGGATTCTTCATCTTACGTTTCTTCATTTTAGGTTTTTTCATCTCAACACTTCCAGACTCTTAATGATGCGTTGATCTTGCTATTGGGATCATTAGCAGTCTTCGCAGAGGTTAGTTTACGTTTCATCCCTTTCATTCTGGCACAGAAGCTTTTGCGTCGAGCCTGAGTTTTCTTTGACATCTTGCGAACACCGCCTTTGCGTTCTGCTTCTCTTTTGGTTTCGATGCCTGCCCGAATGCCTAACTTCTTTGCGTAGGAAGGCTTCAGACCCCCCTCGGGATGATTCTTTTTTTTGTTGTAGCCTTTGAATGGCTTCTTAAGTTTCTTCTTCGCCATTTTGCTTACCTTCGCAATGAGGACATTCGTCCTGTAAGTATTCGTTGAGTCGTTGTATTCCGTGATCTAAAACAAGATAAGTAACATCGTAAGCTTGCTTACATTTTTGACAGATCAAAATTTTACTTATCGTAGCCATATTATTCCTCTAGCTTGTCAACCAGCTTTTCCAACGCTCCCACAATTTGATTATGACGCTCTTCATGTCGACCCTGCTGCTCATCCAGAAGTTTCTCGTAATGATCTCTCTGGGCGAGAATCTGTTCACTAAAGTGGGCCTGCATGTTCGAGATCTGCTCCTGATGTTTTGGCATGGTGACTCGAGTGTTATACCACAAGTACCAACCTAACAGCCCGGTTGCACTGACAGTTCCCCATTCAAAGTTTGGGAATCCGTCTGCTGCTGCCAGTACAGGAGGTAAAAATGCAAATAGTGTTTTCATCTTTATGCCTAATAAAAAACGGGCCACAGGCCAAACGCCCATAGCCCGTCTTTGACTTCAATCGAAGCTATCTTAGAAGTTAGCTACAGTACCGTAAGCGATTGACTTTGGCACGTAGAGAACTGGAAGACAGTTATCGATCATCTTCAATTCAACACCAGCAGGGTCGATTGTGTTGGTTGTCCAGCTATGGAAACCGTAGACCTGCTTACCGTTGTCCATGATGTTTTCTTTCACGAACTCGGAAGAGTTGATCAGACCAACCCAATCTGGGTTTGGATCTGGCATGAAGATGGCAACGTTGTCTGGGATGAACATGCTGCTGTTAGCGGCTGTGTCGCTATCAACAGTCTGATCAACATTCAGAACACCATCGTAGATGTGGAAAGTCTGAAGTGGAAGACCACGGAAGACTACATCAAAACCACTATCTGGAATACCTTCAGCAGAAGACATGTTGCGAGCAGTCAGCGAATCGAAGATTCGGTAAGCTGTACCAGCAGTGTTCTGCAATGAAGTGTTGTTTAACAGCAACTCGAAAGTAGAACTGTTGATCCAGATGTGTCGCAATGGACGACCGTGAAGTCGTTCAAATGCTTTGTTGACGTTCAAGACTTGCTTGATCACGTTCGTGGAAGCACTTTGCCATCCAGCGTCAATGATGTCGGAACCAGTGCCGAGATCTAGCTGATTCAAGTGTTCTGAAGGAAGGGCATAATCGATATCGAATGTACCAGCACCTTTTTCTACAGGAACCCAAGATTCACCAGTCTGCTTAACACCAAAGCCACCTCGCAACATGCGTGAGATCATAAACTCACGAGAGTTACGAAAGCGTTGAGTCATATACTCAAGCTGACGATTGATGTAATTCTGACCATTCACATCCACGACACCGAACTGCTGTCCCAGAGGACGAGTACGGAAGATCTCTTCGTGAAGAAGAGTAATCTTTTCGTGAGCGCGATAGGCGACTGCACTAACGTGACCGACTGCTTTACGCTGTACGGTTGATGGCCCAGTTCCGGGCGCACGACCTTCAGCGATCAGACGAGTCTTGTCGAAAATATCCCAACCAAGGTAACGACCAGAAACATTCTGAGTACCCGCCTGTCCCGGAAGCATCTTAAAGAAGTTCTGGAACAAGGTCATTGGGGTTTTGATGCGTGAAACAACCCGAGTAATTACGGGAGTCTGCATCAACTGTTGGAGGGTGATTTCACCAGCCATAATTTAATTTCTCCTAGTAATTATTAGGTTGTTACCGTAAGTGTATTAGCACCGTGATGTACAACCAACCACGATGAACCATCGGCATAGCATTCAATAAACGCTCCAAGTTTTTCACTTGAAGTCGAAATAGCTACTGCGTCAGCATCAATATCGTTAAATGTAATCATCTTATCTGAAGCAGCGTTAATGATTACGTTTTGATCAGCAGCGACATAAAAGCCATAGCGAAGTCCTGCTTTTGGTGTAGTAGGAAGAGTGAACTCAACCTCACCCGAAGCACCTCGATTAGTAAATAGAACATCGTGTTCTGCTTCAAGCACAGTATGATCAGCAGTCTTAGCAACTACGTTGCGATAACCACCAAAGCTATTACCTTCAAGTTGATCCGAGAAAGTAAATCGTTTGTTAAGCTGTGCGCGAATCAGGTGTTCATTCGCATTACCGGAGATACCAGTGCTGGCTTGGCCCGGAATGAGAATGCGATCAGCCTTGAGGTAACCCCAAACGTAAACCCAACCTAACCAACGATCAGCATTGCTGCCCATTCGTTGCATTTTCTGGGAGTAGCCGAGGACACCGTAAATTTCCTGCGTACCGTCTGTTGCAGCAGGGTTCCATTCTTTCAGCTTACCGCTGGAAGTGACACGACCTAAAAGTAGGCCCGGACGCAATACATCCGTGTAGCCTGAGTTTCCTGAGTCTCTTGCAGACCCATCAATGATTGAACCGATGAACGCTTCTTGCTCAAATCGTCCCCACCAGAAAACATTTTCAGATGTTTCCAGTGCAGCTTGTACAGAAGGGAGTCCAAAGGCTCCAGTGAATTCGAAAGACATATTCCTTTTACCTCTTCACTAAAGGGGACAAAATTAGCTAGCGTGGCCAGTGTTTTTCAGGAATTCCAAAGCAACATCGTCAGGGTTTAGCCCTTCTCCTGCTACTGGATTCTTTTCTTCCTGCAAGTTGATTCCTGCTGGAAGACCTGAAACACCTGACTGTGACATAGCCAAAGCGAGTTTGTTAAGATCCTGACTGGAATTGCTTCCACCCAAAATATTCGTTGTAAGTGATGGAGCAGCTTCAAGAGCGTCCATGATCTGTGCAGCAGCACATTCAGATACACTTCCGTCTTCGCCGAACGACATCTGGAAACCATCGATTGATGGATTCAGGTGCTGTGCAGCGTATTCTTCCGTGATCTTGCCTTCTGCAATGAGACTATCTCGACGGGAAGCGAGTTGTTCTTTGTGCTGATTCCCAATGTGACCCATCAAGAAATTGACGGTCTTCTGGGCAGCTTGGAACTTAGGATGAGACATTACTACCTCTTCCAACTGCTTATCGTCGGAGGATGCCTCTATTTCTTTTGCATTTTCTTGTGACATAGCAACTGGGGCAGGTTGTTCTTTTGCCCCCTCCGGTGGTTTAGAAACAGATTTATCTTCTGGATGCTCAGAAGCCTTCTTCTGACGTAAAGCAACCAAAAGTCTTTCCATAAAATTAGTGTCATTGGTATCTTCAGGCAAATCAATCATGACTGCTCGAAGAGCCTCTAACAATGCGGGAACTCCATTTTGAGAGTTCTCACGATCAGGGCTAACTCCAACAGGGTTAGAGCTAACTTGTTCTTCAGCTTTTTCTGGCGATGCCATTTCTAGTGGCTCCGTTAAATGTGACATGGAGATAGCCAGTCCTGACTCGTCTCCAACGGGCGTAAAGTTACCCTGTCCGTTTTCAATTGGATGAGTAACCAAAGCTATATGCATTAAAGAGTCCTGCCATTTATTTCCTGAACCGTCTTCAAAGTCAGGTCGGACATAAATAGAGGTCTCTTTGACATTAGTTCCAATTTTAACAGCATCTGCACTCTGAGGAACATCTAATTCTCCCCAGAGAGTACCGTCTTCTACCCAAAGTTTATCCCACCAACCTGCGTTGATGTCACTTCTGGGGAGGGTTCCGTCATTACCGACAGACATTGGAAGAGCTTCTTTGCTGTGATTCCAAGGAGCAGGTACGGAAACACCCGCCTCTTTCATCTTATCAAATTGAGCTTTCCAATGAGCTAGTCTCTCTTGATTGATTTTTACTTTTCTTGGAACGTCACCCGGTATGGTATAAACTCCAGTAGTGACGATAGGTTTTTTGAATCGCATATGAGATATCTTCCTCGCTGAATTCATTTTATAGGTTATCTTGTGTAATAATAAAGAGAACCTATCTGCTAACAGGATAATTTGTTAGCTAATTTCTTGTCAAGTAATCATATACAGGGACAGACCATGGGACTTAGCTCCGCTCAGTATACAAACTTGTTCGAAATAATCGGTGAGTATGTACAAAGAATCAATGACTTTGTGACCATTATATCCGATTTAGAAACAGACCGTACTCAAATTGAAACAGAAATGCAGGCTAACTCTGCTCCGATAGATCTTTATCGAGACAACACTGATGTCTTTGATGGATTCAAATCATCTGCTCTATCGTGGATCGATACGTTAACCAGCAAAGTTACCGATGTGCTTAATAACGATGAACTGGTGTTAGATAACTTTAACACTACTTCTGGTTGGGACGGCATTCTTATTGAACTCATCGCAGATATGAATGCCAGTTCACAAACGATAAAAAGCAGCACAGTGACTATTGGATCTGTAACTGCCAGCAAGACTAATGCCACTGCGGGGACCGTTCTTCTGGACAAGGTTCTCGATGGACATAACGCTCCTTCTTCCGCATTCTCTGCTTATGAAGACTACAACGAAGTTGATAGTGAGCTTGCTCCGACTTCAGATTCCCTACAAATTATTTGTGTTCGTGATTCGGTGACTGGTAATGCCACTCTCGATCAGGAAGCATTTGAATGGGGTGGAAGTATCGGTTCAGAGGAGTACACCACAGAAAGTAGTGGGTCTAACGCAGGCCCTACCTTACGTCCTCTGGATTCAAAGACTGCCAGTTACTTTACAAATGCTGGTTTTGAAACATGGACAGATGCCTCGACACTTGGGACATGGTCTAGTGACCTTACTCCAGATCCAACAAGATCTGCGTCTCCCTACAAAGGGACTTATGCACTTTCATTTGTTGGGAACGGATCAGCAGCTTGGAAGATCTCACAAGCTCTAGCAGCTAGTGCTGTAAACAGATATCGACGATATTGCCTTGCCTGCTATGTCAAAGGTGATGCTACGATCACATCAGGTGAGCTTGAAATTACTTTCGAAGGTACAGACTTTACAGCATCGTCTACTGAAAAGATATCGATGGATGCTTCAGCTTTGGCTGCTGCTACCAGTTACACATTGAAGCACTTCTACATCAATATGCCCACTGAAATTCCTTCAGATTTCAAACTAGTCATTAACATGACCAACACGTTAACAAGTGCTGCTGTTGTATCAATTGATGCATTGAACTTTGGTCCTGTTGACTACCATGGAGGTATCAACGCAGTTGTAATCTCTGGTGCAGGTAAGTTTAGGAAAGATGATAACTTTACCTTCTCAGTGACTAACAATGATTCTGGTGTTTTCCAGACTTTCTTCCGAAAAGGAATTGGGGTACAACTTCCCTCCGCAGGAAGCCCTACAATTGCGGATTCATTAGCTAGCGACTAGGAGACAGTATGGCTACTGCCAAATTCGAACCAACATATGCTGTTACTAAATCCTCACGAAATGTTTTCAACGTAAGATGTACTCCAAAAGGTACACTTAGTAAGTGGGAGCAGTGGTTTTTATTAACTTCCGACCGACACTGGGATAACCCCAAAAGTGATTGGGAACTTCAGGAAAAACATCTAGAACAGGCACGAGAACGAAACGCAGGAATTATTGACTGTGGTGACTTCTTCTGTGCCATGCAGGGGAAGTATGACCCGAGATCCTCGAAAGCAGATATCCGAGAGGAGCATAAGGTTCCTGAGTATTTGGACGCTCTGGTGGACACTGCTTCTGATTTTTTTCTACCCTACGCTGATCAGTTTATTGTCATTGCTCGGGGTAACCATGAAGCCTCTATCTTAAAACGTCAGGAGACTGACTTAATTGAAAGATTGACTACTCAGCTTAAGTATCGAACAAACCACAGAATTCACAATGGTGGGTACTCTGGCTTTGTAAGATTTTCGATAAATGACCCTAATACAAAAAGGGTTTCAGGACGCACGTTGATTTTGCATTACTCCCATGGTGCAGGTGGTGGTGGTCCAGTGACCAAAGGCGTTATCAAAACTGCTCGTAAGGCTGTTTACCTACCTGACCCGCACATCGTTATTAGTGGTCACATTCACGAATCGTGGAAAGTCGATCTGATGCGATTACGTTTAGGTAAAAAAGGAACCTATCACGATAAACAAACGCATCTATGTATTCCGACTTACAAAGAAGAATTCAAAGACGGTTACGATGGCTGGCATGTAGAACGAGGTGCGCCTCCTAAGCCAATCGGAGCATACTGGTTAAGATTGTTCTACGTTGCAAAACGAGACGAAGAATTGGGAGTTTCTAAATACATTGATTACGAGATCTTAGAAGCCAAGTAATCAGAACACTGACGGAAGATCATCCATGTAGAGTTCGGACATACTCCGCTCCTCATGGGCTGCTTCCCAACTAACTTCTTTCGCTGCGTACGCCAAAGTGTCTATGATGTCGTCGCTTTGATGAGGGTGGGCTGTCCATGTGAATAATTCTTTCTCACAGTCAGCTAACCAACCTGCGGTTTGAGGAAGCCAGATCTTTCCCTGCTGCATACGGTTCATGGCATCGGTGGCCCGAACCAGCTTGTCGTAGTGAGGGTGAACAGGTTTAACAGGCAGACCGCACTTCAGGAGCATCTGGTACGCCCCCTTACCTAGTCCAGAGGATTCACAGACAAAGTACTGTGGTTGCCACTTCTTGTAAACAGTACGCACTTCCTGAAGGATGTCTGGGATCTCTTTACGGAATCTACGCATGTCTAACCAGACGAGGTTGTAGTCCAAGGTGAGTCCGAATGTCGAGATAACTGTATAGCTGGCTTGCTTACGCCAGATGTCTTTGTCCCCCGGCCCTTCTCTTGATGATGCCGCAGGGTCGATAGTACAGAATATTCTCTGGAGAGAATCAATTGGGTGGGCTTCTCCTTTACCATCCTTGCCCATGCAAATATTTGGTCCACGAACGCTGTAGTATCTGGCCCACTGTTTCTTGAATCGTGAGTCTGCCGAGATTCCCCAGTCTCCACCCTGTAGCTGTGCGCGTGTGACAGGGTCTAACTGATCCAGACCGATGTTGTATTCTTCTTGGTCGAGGAATGGGTTATCGGAGATGTACGCAGGGATGTACGGTCGGTCAGCATGGCGACCTACGTATCTTTGCTTTTCGGGATTATCTGGATCGGGTGATGGCCCAATATCGAATCTATCCCGCACCCATTGATGACCCACACCTCCGGGGTTGGATGCTGATCGCATTCGAATAGGGACGGAAGAACGTAAGTCGCAATCTTTGCAAGTTGGGTCTCGGTCATTTCCGTGTTCAGGACATCGGTTACGCCGGATTCGAGAGAAGAGATACAGATAATCGTCTTCCCAGTGTTGGGTAAGCTCGTCGAATGCACAGTACTGGAGTTCGATTCCCTGATAGCGGGTGTAGGCATCGGTTTGTCCGATGTACCCGAACGTAAGCTTCGCAGGCTCCGCAGGATTGCCTTTATCGTCGAATGTAGGAAAGTAATAAGTGTGTTCACCAGCGTTCCATTTCGCAGGAGTGTTTGAGAGCCATGCATGAGTACGGTCGAGCAAGGCTCCGGGTTGTTTAAGGTCAGATAATGTCTTACGGAAGATCATAGCAGCGTAGCCCGGAACGTCTACATACTGCAATGCCCCCATCAGGAGAGCGTCAGACTTACCACCCCCTGCCGCACCCCCATAGAAAGCCTCACGATGAGGTAACATCAGGAATGCTAGTTGTTTCGCCGTAGGATCATGAGGAATATAGGCTGTCCACTTAGGACGTAAACCATGGAATACTTGGTCTTTATTCTTAATCTGATCCAGTAGACTCATTCGATTCTTCCTCGATTAGCTTGTTTAGGTACGCCTGAGCTTTCAAAAGATCCTGCATTGGGTTGTCTTTCAGCTTGTATCTAATTAGATACTTTACCACATTCCCTGCGAGGTAACCTAATCCGAGGCCATGAATAGCGTCCCATGCCTCCAGTTTGCCTTTGGTGTAGTGTTTCGGGTGATTTACCTGCTCGTTCACACCTACACTGATACGGAGATCATTCGATTTCTTCTGCATAGCCTTCTGCCACCATTGCTTCGTTGACGCAAACCTCATCAGCATACAGGTCGACAAGATATCTCCCGTATTTGCCAGTTCGGTCTTTGTACGTCTGGCAGGCGAAGTCGCTAGGACCGTCCAGAAGCCATTCTAAGAAGGCTTTGGACTCTAACCCCTCTGGACGCTCTAAACCTCGTATCTCGGGGGCGTTGATGCCTTTGAGACGACATGGTTCAGTGACTGAGACGTTAAGTCCAAGGTCTATTTTCAGAACCACCGTGTCCCCATCAATTATTCTCTGGGGAACACAGCGATAGAAGTAGAAGAGGGCATCTTCACTTAGGGCTTGATCCATCACTCCCTCGCTAAAGCTTCGGTCGTTATTTATTAATAAGTAAAGTTATTTCTTCTGGGAAGGAGTCGATTTAGGCTTCTTCCACCAGAAAAGGATATGTTTCCAGTATGCTACGAAGGTAACTGGCTTGTATCCGCTGGAAACGAGGTACTTGCTGACCATCACCGTATCTTCAGTGAAGGGACCACGTATCACCATGCGATTCTTGACGTAATCTTTGATAAATCTAGTTCTCATAGTCCGATTAACCCTTTTGCCTTGTCCAGTAAGCCTGATCCACCGAATTTGGTCAATGCATAGACGACACCTACTGCTATCAGCACCCATTTTATCAAATTGGCTAATGCATTGCGTTTAGCAGCGGTGGCGTAGCTTTTTTCCGTCTTGGCGTTGACTTTTGAGACCTTATAGTCGTATTTGTCGCTTTTAGCCTCGGTTTTAGCCTCTATACGGGAAGATTTAGCGTCAGGTCTGGTGTAATAGCCCTGATCGTCCATATCATCCCTTCTAGTTCGTCTTTTACGAACCATTTTACTTCTCCGGGTTCATAGGACGGAAAGAATCACCCAAAATAGCTGCAATAGCGATTCCAGAGATATTTAGAGCCTGTTCTGTGGTTAACCACCCTGTTTCCACGCCAATTGTGGTGAAAACCGAGGTTATTACTGCTGCAAGCAGTCTTTTTGACTTAGCAGACGCTAACCAGTCACCAATCATGTCTTTTACGTTGTCAATGATCTTGTTCATCAGTTTTTACCTCTAGTGTCTGATTTTTCTTCTTTGCAACCTCTAGAAGGAAGACCTCAGCCATCCCTATCGCTATTCTAGCGTATTCAGCCTGCATGTGTGGATCTCCAAGATTGTGGAGAGGTGCATTCGCCAGAATACCCTCGACGCACCCCTTTAGAGCATTTGCGACTACAGTCTCTTTGTCCAGAGAAAGCCAGACCTCAATAGGCACTGGGCCTTCACGAGGAAGGACTCGGTCCACTTTAGGCTCTAGTTCGGATAATCGTTCATTGATAGTGGACACTGACTCTGAAACCGTTGCCATTGCACTTGCGAGTGCCTGCATCTTTGCTTCCAGAGGATTCTCTTCCGTTTTCTTTGCGGGGGCTTTTGCCATTGTTGCTACTCCTGTGAATTAAATTCACGAAATCGTAAGGTATACTATAAAACTATTACTCTGGGTAATATTAATATTTATGTTAATAGACCTCTCCATCTACTATTGTAGAGTCTTCTGGAGAAGAGATAAAGCTTAGTCGGATAATCTTTTGGTTATTTCTTCGACTTCTTGGAGGAGGTTTTTAACCTCCGATATCATTTGACGAGTTTCCTCCTTCATTGCAAGCATCTGCTCTACCTTAGGGAGGGTAGTTTGCATCATCCCTTCCACCTTCTTGATCATCTCAATTTTTTCCGGGGAGGGGCGTTCGTTGATCTCCGTCTCCTGATGGACGAATTCGAATTCCTGTTGTTCTTCAGACATGGCTACTCCTTTGCACGACTACAGGGCTACATTACAGCGTCTAGTATACCCCAAAATTTTTTTTGTGGGGGATACCCCTAAATTTTTTTTGCAGGTCCTACTAGGGGGCAAATACCACAGAGAGGAGACCAATTGCTTGACCTCCCCCCCTTCTCACTCTACCTCACTTTCTTGCCAAGTGTTCCCGTTGGCTATAGACGGGGTACCCTTGCCACCGATCAACCTATACGTCTTACCCTGTTCAGGCTTTCCCTTCTCGTTACGTTTGAACTCGACCACAAAACTAGCATAGTCGATTGTCGCGCCGTACTCACTCCCGTCATCGTATCGAGCCATTACCGAAATAGTTGCATCGGTTGCCTTGGGGTAATTAGAATAACCCCATGAAACCCAATCGAATATCTTCTCGGTTTTTCGCCACCAGTTTGATGATGGGATGTCCTCAACGTCAGGCAATGCGTCAGGTTCTTTGTTTTCACGTTTCCCGATATACTCGGGCATATCGACATGCTGAATGTCCCATTCTTCGACGTGTCCATCCTTGTCGCAAAATTGAATTTCGACCACGTCATCGAACCAGACCTTGCCATTTTCAAAGTCTTGACGGAAACCATTCTCTCGTAGGAATCTATCGATTGCTAGTTGTAGCTCTTCCTCAATGGTATGGTATACGGTGTCAGCTTGCTGGTTGAAGAAATCGGTATGAATGTTTAATACTGTGTCAGTCATGTTATTAGTTCCTTAGAATTAAAGTGAGAAAAAGAATAGGCAGTTTTAAGTCATGCCTAGGACACCCTAGTTATTCAGCGGGTGAAGTTTCACGGGGAAGGTAAACCGTAGCACATTGACCCTCTGGTGAAAGCTTTACGGCACCGGCATACCAGAACGGAGAATCAATGTCTTGACGTTCCCCAACTTTGGCAACGAATGCATTCACTCGATAAGTGAAGCACTTGTCCCCCTGTTTTGGTCGGTACGGGTTGATCGGGAAACCGCCGGATGCCTTGCAAGGTCCGTTAACACTGGAAACAAGCTTACCAACGAAGTAGGCGTGAACGTTCTTGCGGTCTTCGATTTTAGCTCGTCGCTGCCCGCCTTCATAGATTCGGACTCGTACGTTTTCTAGGATCAGATTATTGCTATAACCTACGATTCTACCATTCTGACAGATGCTATAAATCGGGCAACCATACACGCCGGACTCTTCCCGCAATTCTTGGGGGATTCTAGTTTTATCCGTCACGTTGAGATTTCGGTAAACCTCAACAAGGCTTGTCAGGTCTAGAGGTCTCTGTGTTTTTATTGATGGGTAAATGATAGTCATGTCTAGGGTTCCTTAACTAGGGTTATGGTCTCGGGTAACTCCCTCAACTCTGCTATTATTTTAATCGACATACCGCAACCCTTACAATACCCCATACAAGAAAATAGACCAAAAACCATAAAATAATTCTATCCTTATATCTTACCCATTTTAACACCAACGAGTCCTCTGATTCTCTGGAGAAGATGTAAGAAGAGCCGACAGGAGGTACGACT